CGCCCCACGTCACGCGGTCCTCGGGCAGCACGTCGTCGCGGTAGCGGACGACGAAGATCGCCGTGGCCACCGCGGTCCGCTGTTCGGCTCGATCGATCTCCCGCCCGCCCAGCCCGCGGTATTCCGCCGGCAGGTTGGTGGCGTAGTCGCTCCAGCTCGGGATCACCTCGCCGGAGGCGTCGGCCTGCCCGTTGTTCCGCTGCAGCTTGATTCGATGGCGTAGTCTTCCCGCACGCATCGGCGCTGCGCTCCAAGTGTTCAGTTTTCAGTTTTCAGTTTTCAGTCGGATCCTGAACACTGAAAACTGAAAACTGAAAACTCAGTAAACATCGACGGTGTACGGGTCGCACAAACTCTCGAACGCCAGCTCCAGCTCCTTGCCGATCGTGCCCACCAGGTACGCCTCGCGGTTCTCGTACCAGTGCCCGGCCAGCAGCAGCACGGCATGCCGAATGTCTTCGGGCACGCTGCTCGCCGCCGCGCCGTAGCCGGCGGTGTGCGTGACCTCGATCGCATTGATCTGGTCGTAGATCGTGGGCCAGCTCTCGCCGTAGGCCGGCGTGATCCGCCCGGGATGGCTTTCCGTGTCCACCACGTACTCGCTCGTCGCCAGCGTCTGCTCGTCCCCCTCGCCGTCGAGGTAGGTGATCCCAGAAACCGCGATCAAGGGCGGCCGCGGCACGTAAATCACCGTCTCTCCATTCATCTGGCAGGGCCACTCGTCGAGCGTCAGCCGCCAGGTCTGCGTAATCAAGGCCCGCCGGAGGCGGTTCTCCACGTGCCGGGTGGCGGCGGCGATCAGCCGGTCCAGCAGCGTGTCTTCGCTGTCGTGCGTCAGGCGGACTTGCGCCTTCAGCTCGGCGGTCGTCGCCAGCACGGCGGCCGCCGGCGTGATCAGTCGGTGCGACAAGTCGCTGCGCTCCCGCGAGCAGCGAGCAGCGAATAGCGAATAGCGAATCGCGGGGACCCGCTTCCTTCCCTACTCCCTACTCCCTACTCCCTCTTGATGTTGAGCCCTGCCGGCTCGCGCTCCAGGACGAAGAGGTGATACACCGCCTTGGAGTCCACAAGCTCGTCCGCCGGCGGGAAGATTTCCAATGCCCACTTTCCCGGGTAGGCCGATGCAAATGCTTCCCACACTTCGCGCCACGCCAGTCTGGGGTAGCCGCGGGCGAAAATTTTCAGTTGCAGCACGCGGCCCAGGCACGTGTCCCGGTAGCCGCGTTCGGTGATCGTGATGTCGGCTTTCGGCTTTCGGCTTTCGGCGGGTCCCATGAATCGCGACTCCTGGAATCCGCTGACAGCCGACAGCCGACCGCTGACCGCCCTGCTCAGTCGTCGGCCGAGGCCGTGCCGATGATCCCGCCCGTCTCGGTCACGACTTCGCAGTAGTAGTTTTCAAACAAGTAGGCCGTATCGCACACGATCGAGGCGGCCTTGGTCGCCAGGTCGGTGGAGATGTAATTGTCGTAGATCACCCCCGTGGTGCCGGTGAGCATCTCGATCCCCGGCTCGGCGTCGGTCAGCAGAATGTTGTCATGGATCCGCAGGTTGGTGCTGAGCGTGGTGTCGCCGTTGAGCGGGGCCACCACGCCCGCCCCGATGATGGCGATGTCGCAGCCGCAGATCTCGATGTCGTCGCTGGCGCCCTTGAGCCGCACGCCGGCGATGTAGCCCACGCCGCTGGCGTGCTGCCGGACCTTGAGATTCTTCACTTTCCCGCGGTCGCAGCCCGCCTTGAACTCCACTACGGCCGCGAAGTCGTCCACGCCGGCCCCGTCCTCGCCGGGAAGGGCCTCGACGTCCTCGATCACCACGTCGGTGGCGCCGGCCTCCACGTCGATCCCGATCAAGACATCGGTCACGCTGGGCAGGAGGCGGATGTTTTGCAGGCGGACGCCGTTGGCCCCGATATCGATCGAGGCGCTGGCGTGGTCGAAATCGAAGCGCGGGGTATCGGCGCCCCGGCCCAGGCCGATCACCGAGATCCCGGCCACGTCCAGGTCGATCTGGGCGTTGCCGATGTTTTCGTTGTGCCCCGGCAGCAGGTAGATGAGGTCGCCGTTGTTGGCGGTGCACTGCCCGACCGCGAAGTCGAGCGTGGCGAAAGGGGAGTCGGGATGGCGGCCGTGGCCGGCCGTGTCCCCCGCGCCGCTGGCGCCCGAGTCGACGTAGAAGCGGTTGCCGGTCGTACGGCCCATGTCCTCGACCGTGGCGAGGTAGCCGGGCGTGACCTGGCGGAAGAGTGAATTGCGGCCCATGCGTGGTCAGGGGTTAGTGGTCGGTAGCGATCGGCTGTCGGCTGTCGGCTTTCGGCCGGCTTTCGGCTTTCGGCTTTCGCTTCGGCGGCGCCGGCACAGGCGGCTCGCTTTCAAAACTTGAAACATTTGTTTCAGAATCTGAAACTTGAGCGTCGGCCGCCGCGGTCATCGGGGGCAATTCAACGACCGCGGGCGGCGCGGCGGCTCGGCCCTTGCGGGCTTCCAGCTCCGCATAAAACTTTTCGGCGTCGGCGAAGGCCTGGCTCACCAGGTGCTCGGTGGTCACCTGGCCGCCGCGCTCCACCCGCCGCAGGTAAATGTCCCGCGCGAGTTGTTCGATCTCGTTCATGTCGCGCTCCTGGCTGTCGGCTTTCGGCTTTCGGCGATCGGCCAGAGGGTTTCCGTGATTCTTCGATTCTTGGTTTCCGCCGACAGCCGACAGCCGACAGCCCGATCGCCTTACGCCGGCGCTTCCTCCCAGATGTACTCGCAGAACATGCCCGACGCGCCCGAGGCGACGCCGGTCTGAATTGAGACGGCCTGGCCAGGCTCGATCAGGATGCTGCCGTTGAACCAGCGGCCGACCGTCGGCAAGTGCGGGATGGTGGTGATCGCCCCCGTGAGGCCGACGCCCAGGAGGCACACGCCCACGGGCGCCGCGGGGAGCGTCGCCGCCAGGAGCGCCTTGAGCTTGTTTCCCTGGCTGCCGGCCAGCTTGAGATTGCGGTGCGCGGTCGTCAGGGTCGCGAGCGCCGCCGGCACGGCGCTGTGCGCCAGCCAGATCGCGCCCGCGGTGGCGAAGGCCACGCTGAACGTGGCGCCGGCGAACCACAGCACGCCGTTGACGCCGCTGCCGGTGGGGTTGGCCAGCGTGAGCACCGGAGTCGTGGCCGAGAGGCCGGCCTGCGACGTGACGCCCGCCTGGTTGCAGACGCCGTACACATTGCCGCGCTCCACGGCGTCCTGGAAGCGGGCCTGCACATCTCCGCCGCGGAGGCCGAGATTGCGGGTCAGGGTCACGGCCCGGCTTTCGCCGGCGTTGGCCGTGGCCTGGCCGACCGTTCCTTGCAGGTGGACGATGTCCATGGTCGTTCGTGAGTAAGTGAGGTTGGTGAGTTGGTGAAAGCCGAAAGCCGATAGCCGACAGCCGAAAGCCGACAGCCGCTTAGGCGATCAGGTCGTCGGTGAGCTCGTCGTAGGCGAACCGCGGCTCGCTCAGCTCGTAGTACACCACGCCCTCGTCGGTGCTCGTGGCGAACTCGATCTGCAGCGCCACGTAGCGCACATTGACGCCGGCGGTCACGCCGGCCTGGCGGACCTGCTCGGCGGTCACCTCCAGGAAGGTGTAGTCGCCCAGCGCGTTGGGCTGCACGCCAGTGAGCGTCTTGGTCAGGACCGTGACGTCGGTCCCGCTGCCGTCGCTGTTGGGGTTGGCCAGGATCCGCAGCGTGTCGATGTCGCCGGTCCCGACCGTGCGGAAGAACGCGGCCAGGAACACCGCGAAATCGCGCATGTCGACCCAGGCCACGTCGGTCGGGTCGGCCGAGTCGGGGTCGAAGTCGTAGAAGGTCCGCTTGGCGTTGGCCCGCGCCTTCATGCTGTCGTAACTCATGAGTGATCAGGGGTCAGGGGTCAGGGGTTAGGGGTCAGGGTTCTTCCCTACTCCCTATTCGCTATTCGCTACTCGCTACGCTCGCGCGTCGAGCACCACGAAGGGACTGAGCGTGCTGGTGCTGTTCTTGGGGGTCAGCGCCGAGCGCCACCACGGGGCCCCGGCGTTGCGGAGCCAGAATTTCATGGTCCGCTCGTGCTCCAGGAAGCGGACATGGATCGACTCGGCCGACTGCAGCGTCTGGTAGGTCCCCTCGAGGAACTGCGACCACGTCCCCAGCACCAGGTCTCCCTGGTCGCCCAGGGTCTTGGCCCACTCGGTGAAGATGCAAGGCCGGCCCAGCAGGAGGTCCGGCACGTCTTCGCCGCGGGCCGGCGAGAAGAGATACACGTCGCCGTTGGTGCCGGCGATGTGGCAGGCGGCGAGCTGGTCGTAGGTGTCGTGGTTGGCGAGCCAGATCGCCTCGCTGTAGCGCCAGGAGCGCTTCCGCATCTTGAGCACGTTGGCGCCGACGATCGTATCCGCGGATTGGCCCGCTTCCTTGGCCACCGAGACCAGGCAGGGAGAGTTCATCACGCCGGAGAACTCGCCCACGCCCGTGCCGTTCAGCCGCTCGTCGATCAGCTTGGCCGCGAACTCTTCGGCGAAGCCGGCCTGGATCAGGGCCGCGAAGGTGACCGGGGAATCGCTCAGCAGCTCCTCGGTGGCGTAAGCCAGGCCGAATAGCGAATCGGCCTTGAGCGTGACCTGCTCCATCGCCATCCGCGACGATGTGGGCGCGCCCGTCTCCTCGCGGCGGGCCACGGTCAGGCCCCCCGAGACGCTGGACGAATGGTTCTTGTCGACGCGGGCATTGATGTGCACCACGGGCGCCGTCATCGGGACTTGCGTCACGCGGCCGGCCATGGGATCGGCGTCGGCCATCGTGGTCAGGAGGTTCGGGCTGAACGCCTCCGGCACGATAAAGCCGCCGTAGGGATCGGAGTATTCGCCCTGCTCGTCGCTGCCGGCGGCCAGGGCGGCCAGCGGCATCAGGCGGCGGTCCTCGATCCGGCCGGCATGCGTGGCGTCCATCACCGCCAGCAAGAATTCGCGCGGGGTGCGGAAGCCGCGGGCCGGATCGCGCTCGGCATGATCTTCGACTTGCCGCACGTCGCCGGCGGTCTCGGGGGCGAGCTGGCGGCCGCGGGTGCGGAGGCCGCGGCGGCGATCGCCGTCGGAGCGTCCTTCGCGGGAGGCGAGCTTGCGCTTCCGCTCCTCGTCGGCCTGGAGCTCGGCGAGCTTCTTCTCGCCGGCCTCGTACTCGGCCTGCAGCTCGTCGTACTGTTTCCGCTGTTCGGCGGAGAGCACGCCGGCGGTCTTGTCGTCCGCCTCGTCCAGGATCTTCCGTTGCTCGGCGTCGATCTCCCGCAGGCGGGCCTTGAGTTTTTCGATCTCGTTCATGGGTGCGCGGTGAGTGGTGAGTGGCGAGTGGTGAGTGATTCACCGCTCGGTCCGATCCGCGCAACAAGAAAGCGCCGGTTGCGCAGGGACCGCTTTCGCGGAGGGCCTTGCGCAACGGCGCTTGGGTTCCTCTCTCCAGTTGAGAGGGTGAATCTAGCACACTTCGCCCGCCGCGCGGCGCGGAATTCCGGGAAGTGTTTTGTGTTAAAACAGGTTTCGGCCGCGCCCTAACGCCCCCGCAGCGCCAGCCGGCGGCGGAGATCTTCCGCCTGGCTCTCGTCTCTCGACTCTCCGCTCTCGTCTGGCGCCGGCCAGTAATGCGAAAGCACGGTTTCGACCCAGCTCCGCAGCCGCGGCTCCACGAACTCGCGCGGTTTGTCGCCGAATTGGGACCTCAGCAGCGCGGCGGCCTGGCGGATCACGGCGTCGGGGAGGCCTTCCGCGGAGAGCTGCGCGGACAAGAGGCCGTCCACCGCGGCGCCGGTGTCAACGATGTCGGAGGCGTGCAGCCGCAGCGGCCGCCACAGGGGCGGCAGCGGTTTGCCGGTTTCCTCATCCAGCTTGCGGGTCCCGTCCTTATTGAGCCGGACCTCCTCCGCGGGCTCGAGCACCAGCGACGAGCTGAGGGCGTCGGAATCCTCCTCGGCCAGGTCCATCACGTAGCCGGCCAGGTCCCCGGAGGGCGCCCGGCTGGCGGACTCCGCCAGGTGCAGGTCGGCCCGCACCGCCTCGACCTCGAGCTTCTCGCCGTGCCGCAGCACCGTGATCGTCTCCAGCCGCGGCGCCCGGGCCCGGCCCAGGAATTTTCCCAGGCCGTCGCTGGAGAGGTCGGGATGCGTGAAGCGGCTCTTGAGCCCTTTCGGCTCCCGCTTCATGAGCTGCACGATCGAGCGCAGGCTTTTGCCGTCGAACTCGCCGCGCGGCTCAGGCTCGTTAAAAGGGCCGCTCTGGGCGACGATGTAGCCGCGGATCACGCGGGCCTCGCGATCGACGCCCGTGGGGCGGCCCGCGGCCGCGGCTCGCAGGAAGGACGGTCGGCTGTCGGCTGTCGGCTGTCGGCTTTCGGACATGTCTCTCACGGGGTAATAGAGTTGCAGGGGCTCTTTTCAAACAGGAGGCCGCGGCGGCATTCCTGAGGGAACTTGCTGCGGTCGCAGTGCTCCAGGTCGGCCTGGGTCCAGGACTCGCGGAACGCCCCCCCCACGATCGTGCGGAGGAGCAGGCTGTAAGGTTCGCACAATTGGACCTGGTACCCGCCGCGGTCGAAGTCGCGCCGGGGCCGGCAGGTCGGCGACTTGACGATCCGCCAGGCGCGGACCTGATAGTCCGCCTCGAGCTGCGACCAGTCCCAGAAGATGAGCTGGTCGTACAGCTTGTCGCCCTCCCGGTCGTACACGTGATTCAGCTCGATCACGTCGACCCGATCGCGGACCGGCTCATCGATGGGCAGAATGGCCAGGGCCAGGAGCAGCGTCAGCATGGCCGGCCTCCCCTGCGGCCGCGAAGCCTATGCGCAAACCGGGCCAGCACGCGCCGCACGCGCCGCAGGGCGTCGCGGAGCGAGTCGCGCAATCCCCAGCACAAGCACACCGCTTGGGAGCGGAACGGCGGCGGGGCGATCCAGATGCAGGCGCAGCACAGGTTGCGCTTCACGCGGATTCTCATGTGGCTCGGCTTTCGGCTGTCGGCTGTCGGCTGTCGGCTGTTTCCCCGGAAAAGACGATCCGCCGCGATTCCTTCCAGGGGGCGATCGCCTGCTCGACGCGGGCCGCGAGCTGGTCCGGCTGGCACTCCATCGCCGCCAGCAGGTCCCGCCGCGACTCCTCCACGTGGGTGCGGGCCAGGGCCAGGGCGTCGTGCTCGGCCTGCTCGGGCCGGCCTTCCAGGACCGCGATCACCCGCACCGGGCCCCGCAGGGCCTGGTGCAGGAGCTGCTCGTGCTTCTCGTAGAACGGGTCGAGCCATTGAAAGCATTCACTGGCCGGCCGGGCGGCCGCGCGGCGGGCGGCGTTCTGCTCCTTCGAGAGCATCCGCTGCACGATCTGGTCGAGGACCTCGTACGCCGCGGCGAGGGCGTCGCGGCTTTCGGCGAGCGGCTGTCGGCTGTCGGCTTTCGGCTGTCGGCTTTCGGGATCTTCTGGGTCCCGCTGATCGCTGACAGCCGATCGCTGACAGCCGACAGCCGCGCAGCGCTCGCCG